GTATCAGCGCCGGTTGCTGTATCTCTTACCACATCAATAATGCGGATAGGTAGAGTATTGGTAGTAGCTTGCGTACCTTCATCAATCGCTACAGCGGAATTACCAGTGGTGGTAGATCCAGCGTTTTGAATTAGGGCAATGTTATTACCAATAGCAGAAATGCCCATTCCAGCCACGGTTGTGGTTGCAGAACAAGAAACTACTTGGAACAATGTGTCAGGATCATCTGCAACCACAGCAAAAATTTTACTTCCCGAAGCAATTGCTTGGCTGGCTGGATAATACTGTTGTTGCTGTACTTGACCAGTTGACTGGTTAGTAAAACTTACACCTAAAAATACACCGCAAGGTGTAGCTGTAGTTGTGCCAGTATCTTTTTCAATTGTTCCATCAGAAACACGTTTTACTAAATCGCCATAAAAAATGCTAGTAGCATAGCCACTTGCAATTTCCATTTGACGAGTTGCTCCCGCAAAGACTTGACCACCAATCAAATTGACTGGTTTTAGTCCGTACGGTTTATCTACGGTTGGGTAAGCCATATTAAACTCCTAGTTAAATTAATTATTTGATTCCGTTACCAAACCCACCGCCTTTAGTTGTTGTGCTCTTGCGATCACTAAACAGGGGCATGCGGGCATCACTATTACGTAGAAAGCTGTTGTCTACAGAGTCCATTTGATTACGAGCTTTTTGGTCGTAATAGGTATCTCTAGCTTCAGCCATCTCTCTTGGTTTCTTACATAAAAGCAAGCCACCAATTTCAACATTTCCATCCTTGTTTGCTTGAATCTGCAATTCGGGATGATCCACTGCCTTACATGGCACCCAGTGGTCACGGAACTTCTGAGACACGTTAGTGTCGTTCGGTTGTCCAGCAATCGCTGTTGCTACCCAGTGAAACACATAGTCTGGGTCTGGTGTTGGGTCAGGCAATGAGCTCGGTGGTTTGTAAACATAACGAGTTTCGGTTTTTTCGCGGGTTTCTAAATCCCGTGGTGTGCGTTTATTAGTCATTTTTAAATCTCCAGTTTAAGAACTTCTTGTGCATATTGTTTGTGGGATAAGCCAAATTTATCTGCCAACCTTTGTTGGGTTGTAGTTAGTTTGACTACTTTCCTTGCTCCAGTAGAGCGAGAAGAAGAGGCCACTACAGTTGCAGGTTTCTTAACTGGATCAGCCTTTCTGTCAGCTGACTCAGAAATGCCCAATAACTCGGGGAACACTTGTTTTAAGCGCCCATCAACACGAGAAAAATAATCATCAGAGCGGGGGTCGATTCCCGTAGCCACTAGTTTTTGGTGCAGCCCTAGTGCAAAAGCTGTCATTTCTTCATATCCCGGAGACCCAAACCACTGGTTTTTTGCTTGCCAGCGCAAGGTTTTATCGTCGAGTCTCGGTGCTTCTTGGGACGATGGTTGTATTTGTACAGCAGAATTATCGTTTTGTAAAGGGGTTGGCTTGAAATTTTTTGCAGACTCTAATTTCATCTTAGCGTCTGTTAGATTTTCTTGTGCCTCAAGCATAGCGTCAGAGTCGTAAGATTCTTGTGCTTCTTTGTACTTACGGCGTGCCATCTCCATTTCCGCTTCAGCCTTAGCCTGTAAGGTTTCTGCGTAGGTAACTTCACCATTTTTTACATACTCTTTAAGCTTACGGTTCTCTTCCAAAATTGCTGCAGCCATACGCTCAAGTTCATCTTTTTCACGCGAAATTTCTTCTTTGGCACGTCTTTCATCATGCCTTGCGTGCGTAAGTTTTTTAATCTTAAGCTGAACACTTTTAGAATATTCATCAAGTTCTTCGTCTGAAGGGTCTTCAACTTCATAACCAAGGGGTCTTGCATCACGGTCTTTTTCAGGGGTGTCATCTTCAATCTGAATATCAACGTCACCTTCGGCGTCAATATCTATATCAAAATCTGCTTCGGGTTTACCCTGATCTTCTTCAACCTCATGCGGGAATTTGTAGTCATCATTTGCCATGTGTATCTCCTTTAAACGCGGGTAATGCCGCGTGGGTCTTCAACAGTTGCTTCAACCTGATCATCATTAATCAAGCGAAACTCTTTTCCGTGGATTTTTAGACGGGTTCCTGTATATGGGCGGGTAATAATGAAGTCACCTTCTTTACACCATGCACCTTCTGGAAATTTCTCCGCATCATAGGCACTAGGCCCCAGTTTGATAACAAATAGCACTGGCGAGGTTAATTCCTCAATTTCTTTGGTTTTATCTGCTTTTACAATCCCACTTTCATAGGCGTCGTCAGGGTCGATTAATGCGCAGAGCAAACGCCAACCTTTAGGGTCGGGTAGTGACTTTGCCTTATCTTCTGCTGATGCTTCTTCGTACTCTCTATCCACTTCTGGGGCTTTAACGCCCGGCGGCAGGATTAATTCCGTTTCCGGTAACGCGATGGTTTCACTCATCGTTGTCTTTCTCTATATTTTCAGCGAGGTCAATTAAATGGCGCTCTGCATAGGCTAGACCTCGAATCACCCCGCAAAGTTCTTTGTACTGCTCAAAGGACGCGCACTGACCATTTGCCAAATCGTCAGTAAAATTGTTCATATCTGCACGAAATTTATCGCGTAACACCTGTAATACATTCATGGTTAGTACATCCATTTATTACTCTCCTTTTGGTTTTTTGTTCATTTGAGCCCGTGATTTGGCAATGTCTATACCTAGTCTAGCGCCGTCAAGTTCTTGTTTTATATGAAGATTTTCACGATTTTTTTCTAATTCTTGGGTCATTTTGGCTATCGCAGTTTCTGCTTTAGTTTCAATTTCCTGTTTCTTAAGCTCAAGCGCATCAGCTTTAGCAGCACCATCAACTTGGATCTTAAGTTTTTTAATCTCAATATCTTGTCTCTTAAGGTCAAGTTCTTGCATCTGCATCTGTAATACAGGGTCTTGAGCGTTTTGCTGAGCTTGTTGCTGTGCAGCCATAGCTTTGGACTCTGCAAGCACTTGTGGTGCTGCTTCTGACATAAGGCGGCTGATCTCTTTTTCCAACTCTGGTGGCAACTCGTCTTCTGGGTTCGGTAGTGCTACACCCAACGCCAGCTCGATCTTGTTTCTGTAGGCATATCCAACGTGCTCTGCAATATGCGCTTGCATAGAACCCATAATCGCTTGTGCCTGTGGGTTCTGCCCAATGAGTTGCTGTACGATTGGATCTTGCATAGCCATCTGGTGAACCTTGATGTGCGCTTCGTGATCTTGGTACGGGAACGCCTTGAGAGGTTTGCCACGCAGTGCGTTCTGGTTTTCCGTTACAGGATCTTTTGGCTTCTCATCTTCTTCTAGCGGTACTAGCTTGCTAGCGTGCTTAATACCCAACACATCTAACATCTGGCGGTGCAAGAACGGTAAGTCATAAATCTGCGGAGCCATCTGTGCCATCTGGATAACGGCTTGGTATTGGACTACTCTCTGGCTTAGCGTTGCTGCGTTTGGATCTGATACAGGAATTACTTCAACGATGCTGTAGTCTTCACGCTTGGCGCTTGGACGACCTTCTTCTGGCTCGTATGTGTAATCAGGATCTGTGTAGTCACGGATTAAACCGGCAATCAGTTGTAACTCTTGTTTGAGAGCATAGTGAACACGGGCTTGTACCGCACTCATTACTTTGAGACTTCTTTCCAAGATTGCCAGCGTTGTTCCTACTGGTGCTTGGTTAGACATGTCAGAAATCTTCATGTCAGATGTTGCGGCAAAACGACGCGCTTCATCAATAATCTTATCCATCAAGCCAGACAGAACCACCGAAGGCTCTTTGTAAGGAAGCGGAAGAATATTATCCCGGATTGAACCACTGCCTACATCTACGTCACGGAATTCGCCCGGTGCTATCGGTGTGTCATCACCTTTTATTCGCAGGCCACGGGCCTTAAGGCCACCCGGCAGGTTTGAGAGGGTTCCGGCGTCCACGAGCTGACGCATGATGCTAGTAGCAGACTTAGCGTAACCGCCAATAAGATGGAACAAGCCAAAACCATACGAGCCATAGCCCGGAATGTATTGATAATGTATGAAATGGTGTCTCTTAAGTTTAAGGTCATCGTCTTCTCTCCAGTTGCGGCGAATAGCCAAAATCTCATTAGTGCCACGAAGCATTGTTACTACATAAGGTAGTGCGATACCAGTAGGCTCGCCATCTTCATCTACATCCTCATAACCTTCGATGTCTAAGTCAACGTGTGACTCGTACAACTCAAAGCGATCATCGTTTGATGCAGAAAAGCCAGTCTCTCTATCTTTGCTTTCTTGAATATCACTAGTAAATTTATCTGGTTCACCTAACTCAATGTCACGGTAAAAGCCAGCATTCATTAGCTTTAACAGCTCATTTTTAGTCTTGCGCATGCGATGCGTAATGCGGTGGCAAGTGTTAATTTCGGAGATGCCATATGGCAACATGATGTCTTCAGCAGGAATAAATACCGATACTGGACGTCCTAGGCTTGGGTCGTAGTAGACTTTTTTGAAGGCGGAGCCTGCTGACGGGAGGTTCCAAAGCATCTTCTCGTGCTCAGGTCTGTACTCAGGCATCTTCTCTGTAAGCTGGTAGTTCATGTCATCTTCAACACGAGTAGCCGCATCTTTCTTCTCTGGGGTGTCACGCCCAATAATTTGCGTACGTACAGGCCCTTTTGCTGGAAAGGTTTCCATAATGGTGTCTGACTGAAAACGTACTACCGCTTCTGTAATCATCGGGTGGAACACACCACAAGCACCATCCCAAGGCTCAGTTCTTTCTTCAAACTTTAAACCTAATAATGTGATG